GTTATTATCTATAAGCTTTTGTTTTCTTAGCTACTTTTTTAGGTTGCTTAGAATGTTGCTTTCCTTTTTTAGTATCTTTTCTTTTTTTACGTGTAGTAGCTGCGTACTCTTTATCACTTAATGCTTTAATTGCAGCATCAGGTAAATAACGTTCACCAGTTTCTGATGACTTTTTACCAGACTTTGTTCTCCACTTTTGCTTAGTCCACTTTTTTAAACTCTGTTGTGACTTAGCTAATGCCATTACTTATAACCTCCACCTGCTGCTTTATATCGTTTAGCAAGCATCTGTGCTTTACGAGCAGACCATTGTCCAGGTCTTCCTCCTTTACTACCAGCTTTAATCACTTGAAACAATCGTTTACGCATTGATGGCTTGGTATAGTTGCCAGCTTGATTTACTTTGGATTTAGCTTTCTTTGGCATTATTTATCCATCTTTTTTTTAACAATAGCTTTCTTTAATTCCCTTGGAAGCTTACGTTGCTTAGGTGTCAAAGCTTTATCAATAGCTCCATCATTCATATTGTCAGTACTATTCTGTCCCTTGCCTCTTTTTGTTTGTGCATAATTGTCAGTACTATTCTTTCTTTTTGGTGGTCTACCGACTTGACTACCGTATGTTCCTTTTCCCATTGGCATTGTATTACCCTCCTACCATTTAACTTTATTTGCCCAATATGCTGCAGACATTTTGCCTTTAGCTATATTTTTAGCGTGTCTTGCTTTAAAACTTTTTCTACGTGCTTTACCAGCTGCGGTTTTAGGAGCTTTACCAGCACCGCTAACGCCTTGTTGACCAAAACGTATAGTCTTCACCTTGTCTCCAACTTTTGCAACCACTACGTGCGATTTTTTAGGATGACTAGGTGTACGTTTAGGTTTGTTGTAACCCGATACACCAGCTCTAGTAAGTCTTGAATCTTTTTTTCTAGCCATTATCCTTGTCCTCTACTTTTCTTTTTGTAGTATTTACTACTAGTTTTAGTTCCGTATTTGGTATTATTAGACATTCCTTGACGTGTTTTCTTCTTTCCATTGCTGTGTTTTTTAGCATTATTTCCGAATACTTTACGCATGATGTCTAATATAACACCTATCTAACTTCTTTCCTAATACTTTCTATAATAGTTTTTTCATCAAAACTCATAGAAATACCAGGTTCAAATCTTTTTACTTCTACGCCTTCTTTTAATACTATAATAGTAGGAACTATATCTATATCCCATTCTTTTACTATTACAGCACCAACTGTTTTATTTTCAATATCTATTTCTGCAATGTAACACAAATTATTTAGCTGTGTTAAATTAACTCTATTTTGATAGTTCCAAGACGCATTTACCTGCACTACTGCACACTTCTGTATGTTTAATGCTTGTATCTGCTGAAAACTATCCAAAGATACTGATTGCGAGTATAGCGACGAGGTAAATAACCCAAGTCCCAATAACCACATACTTATCAACTTTTGCATAATCCATCCTAATTGTTATTCATGTTAAGTAAAGTTTCATTGATGCTTCTGGTATCTTCTTTAATGTCATCTACCTTATCTTCAAGTGCCTCTACTTTGTCTTCTGTATTCATAATACTATTACGAATCATTTGGTCTTTTAAGTCATACTCTGTTCTACTTACAGGAGGCTCTGGTAATTCTTTAGCTTCCTCTATATCAGCTTGCAAATTAAACCATAAACCTACTACCATAAATATTGAAACAGCTATACTTATAGCAGTCTCTATACTTAGAGTAAACTTACTATCTTTGTTTACTTCCATTGTTATCCCCTATAATAAGCCTAATACCATTGCTATAACAATACCAACAGCAGTAATACGTGCAATGTTTTGTTCATTGGTACGTACTCTACCATTTTGCTCTTTAACTAATTCTTTAATCTCTTTAATATCGTGATAAATATCAATTACTTGAGCTTCTATTACAGCAACTCTTTCAGCCATTTGTTCTCTGTATTCACTTACTTTCATAATTACCCTACGGTTGAGGTGGTCCACCGCCTCCATTTTGATTCCAAGATAAACCTCTTAACTCATTCATACCATGAGGTGCATTACCTATAGCTGTGTAAGCGTCGGGCATATCTTCGCATGGTCCACCATCACTATCAAATGTCATACCAAACCCACCAGTACTAGAACCAGCTAAACTTATATCAGTAGTTCCAAGTCCTTGTGTAGCTGCGTGTACGTGTCCACGTAATTGTATTTCACCTGTACTAGGTATAATTGGTAAAGACATTTATTACTCAGCGTCTTTTATTGCTATATAGTCTGCTAATTCTGCTTCACACTCACTAAGTTGTGATTCTAAATTAGCTTTATGTGCTTCACATTGTGATATAGCTTCATCTACTGATTTAACATCAGTATAATCCACTACTTCTACATCATTACCTGATGCATCTTGCATAGTTCTTGTATGCTTAATTTCTACCATTTTAGGTGCATCAGCTACTATAGCTTCTTGTGTTTTTTCTGCGATTACTTTAGCCATTTAACTTCTCCTTTAATTCGTTTATTTGTTCTTGTTGTTCTTGAACTGCCTTGATTAATACAGCAGTTAATTTTTCATAATCCAAAGTCTTAATCTTTTTATCAAACCATTCATTATCTTTTACAATTTCAGGTATTACTTCTTCTACTTCTTGTGCAATAAACCCTATATCGTGTCTATTGTCTTCTTTCCAATCGTATTGTTTTGGATTTAGTTTCATAATAGTACCTAATCCATAATCAATATCTTTTACATTAGTTTTTAGTTTTTTATCTGATGGTGTTGTAGAAAATGCTACTACATCATTTACAACATGTAAAGCACCACCAGTAGTTAATCTTACTTGTTCAGTTTCATTTGTTCCAAAACTTAAAAATCTTGAACTACTATTGTGATAAATGAATGCACCACTACCATTTAAAGCAATACCGAGAGTATAACCACTTCCTTCTACTCTCATTTGCCCATTTCCACTTGCATTCATACTAATATTAGTAGCATCTTTCACATGCAACTTGCTTAAAGGTGATGAAGTTCCTATACCGACTCTTGATGTGCTACCATCTAATCTCATTATTTCAACATAAGAAGAACTATCACTATTTAGGTTTTGGAATATAGTATCTTTACCTGCTGTGAAATTTGCAATATAGAAATTATCTTCGTAAGAATATAAAACTCCATCATCACCCGAGCCAAATGTTAGGTATTGTAAATCATTCTGTAGTTTAACCATACCATTATTACTTGAATCTATATATATTGCATTAATTTGTGAACCACCATCATTAACCGAAAATATCATATCTTCATTTGATGCTGTAGTTTTAATAGTTAAATCACCAGTACTATTTTGTAAAAGCGAATTAGTGCCATCGTGTTTCATATAAAAATTAACATCTCCACCAACACCTAATAAAACATTATCTTCTGTATAAGCATAAGTGTTTGCCATCTGCATTGTTCTTGAACCAGCAGTAACAAAATCTATAACATTAGCACCTGCCTCATAAATATAAGTATCATTACCACCATCTAAGTAAAATTTATTAGTTGGTTGTGTAATAATATCACCATCTATTCTTGCATTCCCACCTGATATGTGTAGCTTTTGTGCAGGTGATGTAGTTCCTATACCAATATTAGATGAAGAACCATGTACTGTCATTGGATATACAGTAGTTCCACCATCATTAATTCCAAAATAAATATTTTGATTAGAAATTGTATTTCTTATATAAAAAGCACCATTAGCACTATCAAATAAATTATAACCTGCTGATGAGTGTCTTATACTAAACTCATTACCATCTCCAATATATACTCTTCTATCTTCAGGAGTTCTTAATCTAAAATCTCCATCACTTTCAATTCTAAAAGCATAAGTACTTCCTGATGCACTTGTATTACTTGCTGTACCACCTGTATATACATCAAAGTTTCCTGATGCACCTCTAACTCTTACGCTACCACCAGTATCTGCAAATATTAAATCAGCATTATTATCTGTGCTTTCTAAACACATTAACTCATTTTCTGAGCCTGTAATGTGTAGCTTTCTATCAGGACTTAGCTCTCCTATACCAACATTACCATTTGATTTAATTCTCATTTTTGTAGCACTACCATGTCTAAAATCTGTATAAGCTGTGCTATCTGAATCCATTACAAATATAAAATTACCTCTATCTCCAGAAGTTTCATCTTGGTAAGTTTGAAATACTGCACTACTATCATCTACATAAATTCTTAAAGATTCATTCGTATTACCTAATCTTGTAATCCAAAAAGGGTCATTTCCAGTATCTGTATCAAATATTGCACTACCTGCTACATGAAGCTTAGCACTTGGTGCAACATTACCAAGTGACATATTCCCTGAACTATCTATTCTTACTCTTTCAGTATTGTTTGTATAAAATCTTACACTTCCTGCATCTTTTGCATTTAATGACAAGACACCAGTACCTCTATGTTCAATAGCTGTTCCTGTGTTCGGTCCAGTATTTTCTCTAATAAATCTTGCACCAAAATCTGAGTAAGTAGCATCTCCTATTAAATCTATAAATGAATATCCATTACCACTTCTATTTGCACCGATATTAATACTTCTTGATGTTGTGCTACCACCATACATATCAATAGCACCACTTCCATATCCTTTTAATACTTCTGTGCCATCTGCTACTAATCTTAATTGACCTGATGATACTTCATCTATATAAGTATTACCACCACCATCTAAATAAAGTTTTTCTGCTGCTTTTAAAGCAATATCTTTGTGAAAGTAAACATACTCTGAACCACCATCTATTTGTATGTAGTTAGCTACTCCACCACTTCCATTATCAGTTCTAAAAAATATATCTCCATCATCTGTGTATTGTGTAAAATACAAATCTCCACTATGATTTTCAAAATTACTATTACCACCAGCATTGTGATAAATTTTTATATCATTACCAGCTCCAAAATGTATTTTCTTATCATCTGGAAGATAGACATCTTGATAAATATGAAATAGTTCTGTAGCTCCATCTTGCTGGGTGAATCTCATAAACTCATCACCACCAGTAAAGAATCTTAATCTATCATCAATATCTTCTGAAATGTAAGTGTGATTACCACCACCAAAATACATTCTTTCACCAACATCTATTGCAATATCTCCACCTGATACTTGTAGTTTATGTCCAGGTGATGTAGTTCCTATACCGACATTACCTTGATAATCTACTCTCATTCTTTCTGCTAAAGATGCACCTGCATCTCCACTTGTTGTATCTGCATTATTAGTATAAACTACAAATGCACCACTACCTTCTTTTTCTTGAGTATTAGCATCTCCATTTTGTCCTACTTCTGCACCAATTCTTACTTGTGGTGTTTCATTGGCATTGTCATCAAGCAAAGTAAAGTCTACAAATGTTTTCTGTTGGTTTAAATCAGCACCTACATCATTAGTTAATGTAAACAATGTAGTTCCAGTAGAACTTGCACTTGTTGATGTTTCTTTTGATATGTGCAATGTACTTCCAGGTGATGAAGTTCCTATGCCGACATTACCAGTAGTTGCTTTAATTCTTAGTCTTTCACTACCACTTGTATAAAATACTTGGTCTACTACATTAGAACTTATTCCATATACAATACTACCACCTGCATAACTATCTATTGGTCCTATATAAGTAGTGTTCCCTGAGTTCATTCCAAACATTCTTGTAAGTGTTCCATTTGTATCTCTTGAATATAAAAATTTGTGATTTACACTTAATAAAATATTGTGATTCCAATACAAATTACCATTAGTATTGATAAATCCTGCATCTGAACCAAGTTGACTTGAATAAAAGCTAAATTGTTCAGCAGAATTAATCCCTACTGTATAAGACGCAGAACCATTTTGATATGTAACATTACTTCCATTTCCTGTGCCTGTTGTTTGTAATCTTAATTGAGTATTGCTTGTGCTATATAAGTGTAATAAAGCATTTGGCGATGAAGTTCCTATGCCGACATTACCACCTGCTTGTATTCTCATTTTTTCAGAATCTGCACCTGCTGTAAAAACAAGATGTCCAGAACCACTATTAGTTAAAATTCTACTTCCAATTCTTAATCCATGTTCTTCCCATTGCATAAATTGAGAAGTACCATGATAGTTTTTAACAGTTAAAGCTGAATTAGTAGCAACACTTCCTGAAGTAGTGTTTGTATTTTCTATGTGTAGATAACCTAAAGAATCATCAGGGTCATAGTTATCTTGAATGTGCAACTTAGTTACAGGTGATGAAGTTCCTATACCGACATTACCTGCTGCCATTAAATTAATATCATAACCACCATAAGTTCTAATTTCTAAATCATTACTTACTCTATTAATTACTGCAGTAGTGTCTTGAAAACAAAATTGTTTATGTATAATGACATTGGTAGCACTACCATCTAAGGTTAGGTAAGGTGTTACTCCGCCACTTCCATTGTCTGTTTCTAATGTTATATCTGCATCGTCAAGAGTATTTCTAATCTTTAAATTTCCAGTATAGTTATCTATTTTACTATTAGTTCCATCGTGCCTAATTCTTAAATCACTACCTGTTCCAAATCTTGCATCTACACTATCTTCAAATTTTATAAGTTTTTGTACTGTTGTATATCCTGCACTACCATCTAATGTTAAGTAGGCAGTTACACCACCAACACCATCATCATTTTTAAATATAATATCTTGGTCATCTGCTCGTTGTTGAAATATTAAATGTCCTGTATAATTATCAGCACCAAAACTATTTGTTCCGTTATGATATATTTGTAAATCTTGACTTGTTCCTACTTCTAATCCACCTGCAGCACTATCATTAATTCTAATATCTCCATTAACAGTAAGTGTGCTTCCATCAAAAGTAAGATTAGATTCTCCGTTCAATGAATCAGTAGTTCCAGTTGCAGTAATTAATCTATTATTAGCTTGATTTGCTACAGATATATCGCTACTACCACCTGAGCCAGATATGGCTGTAATTGTAGCACCTACTTTAGTATATAATAAATTATTAGTATAATCGTATACTAATTCATACTCATCTATACTACTAGGTGCACCACTACCACGTTTTAATAAAAATTTATTAGCCATTTAATTCCTTAATATGTTCCGCCATCAAAGGTAGTATCTACAAACCCTGCTGACGCTTCAAATGCTTTATTAACAACCCATTTATTTCCAGTAGACCTATACAATAACGTTGCATCGGTTGAAGGTCCATCTACTGTAAGTCCTGCTCCATCAGCTGCTGCTGCACTTGCTGCACCTTTTGCTACTGTTATATTCAAATCTTCAACATCTAAAGTAGAAGTATTCAATGTAGTTGTATCACCTTGAACTGTCAAATCTCCAGTAACTGTTAAATCATTAGCAATAGTAATATCATCTGCTAATTTATCTCCAGTAATTTGATTATCAGCAATATCTGCCGTAACAATAACACCAGCTGATATAGCTGCATCTCCGTTAGATGCAATAGTAAAGTCACCACTTACATCTGAAAATAATTGTGTTTGTATAGTTTGTAATTGATATTTTTCTGTATTACCAGTTTGAAAATCAACTCCAACTATATAATCATTTAAACCAATCGATGTTACCGTAGTTAATTCATCTAAATCTACAGATAAAGTAGGTGTACCCCCTTCCGAAGAAGATGAACCACTAATACCAGTTCCTCCAGTAATTGTTGCTACATAATTTCCTGTTGTTTTTGTACCTAATGTAACTGCATCATTATTTATTTTAGCTGTAGTTATTGCAGCATCATTAATTTTTGCTGTTGTAATAGCAGCATCTTGTATTTCTGCAGTTGCAACACCTGAATTTTTAATAGTAACTGCTCCGCTTGAAACATTAAAATTATCACTACTAAAACTTGCTAAACCTTTAATACTAGTAGTAGCATCAGGTATATCACTAATAACTACATTGTTTAAAGATGTTACAGTTATTGTACCGCCTCCATCTGTTTGTTTACCTATGTATAGTACTTCTGAAGCATTATCCCAAGCTATCTCACCATATGATAGTGATGATGGTGCTCCAGTAGTGTTCCATACACCTCTTTTAATTTGTAACGTATTTGCCATAATTTATCCCTTTTTTAAAATCCACCACAATCTATTGTTTCCGTATCTAGTAAAACAGTATCTTCAACATCAAATGATATAGTACTACCACTCACACTTGTTTCTATACCTGTTCCACCAGCTAATGTATAACTTGAATTGTTCAAACTAATTGTAACAGAACCTTCGTCTGCATTCAATGTAAAACCTACACCACCTATAGATGTAATTGTTTGGTCTGCACTACCGTCATCGTACTTCAACTCTCCGTTATCGTAAAATACTAATTTAGTATATACATCTTTAATTCTATTCGGTTTACTTAAACTTCCACCCATTATGCATTAATCCCCTTATCATCATAAGTTTCGTTATTCAAACTTGGTTTATCTGTATATGTTGTATTTTTTAATGTTGGTTTATCAGTATACACAACATTGTTTAAAGAAGGTTTATCTGTATATGTAGTTGCAAACAATGTAGACTTATCTGTATATGTTGTTGTAAATAATGACTCTTTGTCTGTAAATACCAGTTCAATATCGTCATTAAATGAATCATTCATTTCACTTAATGCACCATTAACTAGGTTTAAATAGTTAATTCCAAATTCACCATCTTTCCAATTATTAGCCATTAATAACTCGTTTGTCTAACTTGTCTCATTCCAGATATACGCCCTCTATTAGCATACATCTTACCTTCTTTAATTCCTTTTTCAAATTTTCTTTCAAAGTATGGAGCCATCTGAATCATTTCTGGTTTAAACTCATACCCTTTCTGTATAGCTCTATCTACTAAGTATTGATGAAACTGTACAGGTAATTCACTTTGCTCGTCCATTGCACTAGCTGCTTTGTCTAATGTATTAAAATGGTCAGCTTTTTTATAATAAAATAATGTTACTGTTTTTGCAGAATCTAAACTAGCAAATCTATTTACTTCACTAGCTAGCGGGTCATACAATGCTAACCCTATTGAATCTCTTTCAATCCAATATACGTTTTCTTTTACAGAACGATTATATACTCTTGAATAATTATTAGACATTATCTAAATCCCTATATTTAGGTCTACCTTGTAGACGTTTAATTGTTGTAGCATTACCTGAATCATCGGTTAAATCCACTGACTTTACTTCTAATATGCTATCTTTTAATCCATAATAACGTTGGTTTGCTACCGTACTAAATTGCGTAGCTTCTTCAAGTATTAATGTTCTAGCACTAAATTCATCTTGTGCTTCATTTAACATAATAATAATTTCGTTAGCACTTAACTCTGGATGATGCTTTTTAATTTGGTCTATCATCTGTTGCAACTTCACGCTGAACCTCCCTTGGTGGTAAATATGGTTGTAAAAACTGCACTAAATCACCAGATACAATCGCATATTGGTCTTTTAACCAGTTATAATCTTGTGTTACTTCTTGTAAACTTAATGTGTAATCTTGTATAGCTTCGTTTACTTCTGCTTGATATTTACCTATATCAGCATTGTACTTAGCTAAATTAGCTTCATTCTTAGCCATTATTGCTTGCATTGTCTGTATTGCATTCTGTATAAGTCTTTGTGATTTTTCTGCGTGATTTCTTACATTTACATCTGTAGTAAGTTGCGCAGTAGCTTGAGCTGCAGCTAAATCATTCTGTGCATCTGCAATATTTGCTTGTAAATCTCTTTGAACTTTATCAAGCTTTGATTGTATCTCTACTTGGTAATTTGAATTTTGTCCATTAAACTCATTTAATTCATCTTGTATTTGTGCACTAAAACTTGATAACTCAGTAGTTCTTAATAATTCAGCTTTCTGTATTTCTCTTTGTACATTAGCTTGATGTTCGGTTATCTGTTTATTAACAAGTGCTTGATATTTGTTAAGATTTGCATTGAACTCTGCTATTTTTGTTTCATTATCTGCAGATATTGCTTGCATAGTATTTATAGCATTTTGTATTAATCGTTGAGATTTTTCCGCTGCATTTCTTGCCTGTGCATCCTGTGATAACTGTGCATCGTTTTGAGCTTCTGCTAAATCATTTTGTGCGTTAGCTATACTAGCCTGTAAGTCACGTTGCACTTTATCTAAAGCACTTTGATTATCGCCTCTAAATTTTTCAACATTAGAATTAAATGTTACGCTATTATTTTGTACGTCAGTTTGATAATCTTGTAATTGTTGTTGTGCTTTTGATAATGCTACATTTGCTAACTCTACATCTTCTGATGTAAGTAGTGCATCAAGACCAATCGTTGCTGTTGTATAATCTACAGTAGACGAAGGTGCACTATAAGAAGGTGCACTTCCTACGCCAGCAGCACCTGTAGATGCAACTGTTGTGTCAAAACCAGTTGTAACTGTTCCTATTGTACCAACATCATCATTATCTGGTCCAGAATAACTTACTGCATTAATACCAGTTAACGTCGGTGCTGATATACCACTAAAGCTTAATGCACTTACAGTGCTACTTGGGTCAAATCCAGTTAAATTATAATTTTCTAATTTGTTATATGCAGGAGGACTACCTAAATTAATAGTATCAGCAGCTGTTACTGCCTCATCATTGGATACAGAAGCTGCACTTGCTGTTCCTACGTCAGTATTAGTAGGTCCAGAATAAGTAACTTCTGTAACAATACTACTACCAGATGGTGCTGAAATACTATTCAGTCCTGTACTTAACGCTACTAATGTTGCGTTTTTAACATTTAAAAACTTTCTTAATACTTGTTGAGAAGCATATAATACAACTCCTCTATTTAATTCTGTAGGAAAGTTGTCTATCGAACTATCACTAACTGCTACAGATGTATCTGGTGTTATATGAACTACACTTGCAGTTTGACTAGCAGTAGGTGTTGGAAATATATTCAATGTGCTATCTAATACATAATACTTAGGGTCAAACTTGCTAGTATAGTAAATACTATTTACGTCATCTAAGTTATGTCTTTCACTTGAATTAATCTCCACACACTCTCTACTTCTGCTACCATCGTATCTAGTAACACTGCTTATTCTTAATACATTTGCTGTAGAAAGTGTAGTAGGACTATCATCTAAAGTTGTGCTTTGAGTTAACTTAGCTTCTATATCTATATTATTCATTACATACTTTGTAATAAACTTTACACCCTCTACTAAGTAACTATTAGCTTCTGTAGTGTAAGAACTAATACTTCCTGTTATTGCTTCTATATCTGTTTGAAAACTCATCTTTCTCCTTTAAAATTCTTTGGGGGAGTATATTGCAACTCCCCCGTATTCAACTATTAGCTAAATTTCAAGATAGCGTGTGTTTCAGGTAGTTGAATTTCAAGACCTGCTTCTGTAAGAATCATGTCTCTTCTGCCGTCAACATCGTTGTTTTGAATGTTAGTTAATATCTGAGTATCTCTTGACTCACCATTACCAGCTAGTGGTCTGTAAGCTACGTTGTTTAAATCAACAACGATAGCGTGGTTTGCCCAAGGACCTCTTAATAGTGGTTCCATAACAAAGTTAAGAGTACCATATAGGGTATCTACTTGTGTTACGTTAACACCATTAAACAGTGATTGTCCTTTATCTATAGATACACCATAGTTTGATGAAGTTGGTACGCCATCTGCTGCCGCTCCTACTCCTGCACTCATAGTATTTCCTAAGAAAGAACTACCACCTAATTTGTTAAGCCAGTTCATGATTGAACGTGAAGCAAGTACCATTTTACTGCCACCTGCACCAGATTCTGCATCAAAAATATCTGACATAGCATCTACAAAGTCATCATATCCTGATGAAGCATAAGTAAATGTTTTTACTCTACCGTAAATTTCGGTGTATGGTAAGATACCCCAAGTTTTACGTGCAGCGTCTGTTGAACTTTCATCAGTTACACCATAACCGAATAGTAAAGCATTCTCAATGTCCATCTTATGTTCCATAAGTTTTTCTTGATATACTCTCATGTATTCGTTAGCGTCACCTCTGTAGCGTGTAGCTAAAGAAGTACCAGAAAATAGAGGTACAACAGTTTTGAAGATTTGAGCATATCCTTCTCTTGAGAAGAATTCATCTCTCCAACCACCCGTTGGTGCTGTATCGCCTTCTAAGTATGCTGAACCAATCACTTGTCCATCACCATTATCTGCAAATACTAAAGTATCAGCATTATCATAATCTGATATTTCACCATTTTCAACACCTGTTTTTACAGCTTTTACATATGCTGCATTAATAGATGTATCTGTTGAGTTTTGTGTTACACCTGTAATTCTGTAATAAGCAATTACTGGTGATGCTGAACTTGATAAAGTAGCTGTTGCTTCCATAGCAATCATTTGTCCTACTTGTAAAAACTCAGCTTTGTATTCTCCGCCACTTACTTTTCTTCCATAAATATCGTAATCAACATCAACTTCAAAAGAAGTCAGATTAAAATCTGCAGCTTCCCATGAACCGTCAGCAGTTAAAGTATCTGCTGCTTTAACAAAGAAGTTTCTTCTTTGCCATTGATGTCTTTTTTCTAAGAATTTAAATACAGGGTCATCTGTAGGTTTCTTAGCTACTTTTGATAAATATGCGAAGAAAGGTGAAGCAGCTGGGTTTAATTCAGCGACTCTCTCGCCGAAGTTAAATATTCTTCTGCTATCATTGATAGAAACACCTTGAGGTGTAACACCAATGCTAGGTGAGAATATTCCGTTTGCGTCTTGTGCCATTTTGCCTTCTCCTTATTAAAATGGATTACGCTTATTGAAATTTCCAATCATCGCATCCATCATTTTATCTTCTACGTTTTTAGTTGGCGACTGGTCACTAGCTCCTGGCTGGACTCCGATAGGTTTGGGTATACTTAGCTTTTCATTACGTTGATTCATCACTGCTACTTTCTGTTGAGCTTCTGGGGTTATCTGTGTAACCTGTTGTGAACCACTGTTCATTTTCAACTGGTGAAGTTGCACCAAATTATCTAACGATAATGAATCTGGTGATGACATTTGTGCAACAAAATCACTAGCTTGCTGAGGAGTATAGTTATACTTAGACTGTAAGTCTGTCATAACTTTCTGGTCTCTTGCAATAGCTT